AGACAATGGGGTCAAAATTTAATTAAGTTTAAGGGAACCAAGTTACCTGGTGGAGTTGAACTTAATGGACGTGAAATTTATGACGATGCAGTAAAAGATTTAGCAGACATTAAAGAAAGAATGTCTAATGAATACGAACTTCCACCATTAGATATGATTGGATAATGGCACTTAATCCGTTTTTTCTACAAGGTTCTCCAGGAGAACAAGATTTAATGCAATCGCTCATTAATGAGCAGTTGAAAATTTATGGTGTTGAGGTAACTTATATTCCAAGAAAGATTGTAACTAGAAGTACTATTTTTGAAGAACTTGAGAGATCTAAATTTGATGACAATTTCCTATTAGAAGCATATGTAGATACTTTTGATGGATATGGTGGGCAAGGTGATATCATGACTAAATTTGGTTTATCCTTGAAAGATGAAATGACCATATCAATCTCTAGAGAGAGATTTGAAGATTTCATCGCTCCTTTCATGGAATCTATGCCTGATAGTGAAATATTGATAGATACCAGACCTAGAGAAGGTGATCTAATATATTTCCCATTGGGTGGAAGATTGTTTGAAGTTAAGTTTGTAGAGCATGAAGATCCTTTCTATCAGTTAGGTAAGAATTACATTTATAAGCTTCAATGTGAACTCTTCGAATATGAGGATGAAATTATTGATACTTCTATTGAAGCAATTGATACTAAAGTAGAAGATCTTGGACATATAACTGATTTAGCATTGATTAAGACAGCAGCTAATGCAACAGCAACTGCTATTATTGGTAATGGTTGTGTTGAGCAAGTTTTCCTAAATGAGGATGGTTCTGGATACACTAGTGCTCCTACAATAACCTTCTCTGCGCCAAGTTCTTTACCAGGTAGTGGGACAACTGCTACTGGTGTTGGTATTCTTACAACAAGAAATAATACCACTTCACTTGAGTACATACGTATGACTCATATGGGTGTTGGGTATGGATTAACTGCACCAACTATAACTATTAGCGGAGGTGGAGGAGTAGGTGCTGCTGCTACTGCTTCGGTTATTCCTTTAAATTCTAAGGGTATACAAGAAATTAGAATAACTCAACATGGTATGGGTTATGATACTGTTCCAAGTGTAACAGTAAGTAATCCATCTCTAACTCCAAATCAAGCTGCTTCTTTGATGCCAATTGTTGGTACAGCATCGTCTCAACCAATAACAGGTTTTTATATTCTTGATTCTGGATATGGATTCTTCTCACCACCAACAATTACAGTTGGTGCTGCTGCTACAGTTGGAGTTGGAACATTCTGGTTCAATGAGGAAGTAGTTGGACAAATATCTAATGTTGCTGCAAGAGTTAAGAATTGGGATGCAGACACTGCAGTCCTTCAAGTTGGTATTATGACTGGAACCTTCTCTTATGGAGAAAGGATACTTGGAATGAAATCTGGTGCTAATTATGAACTCTCAAGACCAGGTACAGCAAGCACTACCACAGATAAATATTCTCAGAATGAAGACTTTGAATTTGATGCTGATCTTATCTTAGACTTTACTGAGAAAAATCCATTTGGTACATATTAAAGAAAATGTTAGGAACCTATTATTATCACGAAATTATAAGAAAGACTATTATTGGTTTTGGTACGTTGTTTAATGTAATTCATGTTAAACATCACGATCAAGCTGGTAATAATGTAGTTCAAGAAATGAAGGTGCCATTAGCATATGGACCATCTCAAAAGTTTCTAGCAAGATTGGAACAACAACCAGATTTAAATAAGATGGTTGCTATAACATTACCAAGAATGTCATTTGAGTTGACAGATATTGCATATGATGCAACAAGAAAGTCAGGTATTACCCAAACATTTAAGGCAGTTGATAGTAGAGATAGTAAGTTAAAGAAGGTTTATATGCCTGTCCCATATAACTTGGGATTTGAACTTAATATTATGTGTAAGTTGAATGATGATGCATTACAGATTGTAGAACAGATACTTCCATATTTCCAACCATCATTTAATTTAACTATTGATTTGGTGTCTATTATAGGGGAAAAAAGAGATATTCCTATTGTTTTGGATAACATTTCCTTTCAAGATGATTATGAAGGAGACTATGCTACAAGGAGAGCATTGATATATACAATGAGATTCTCAGCAAAAACTTATCTCTTCGGACCTGTCGCAGAGTCTTCAGAAGGACTTATCAAAAAAGTTATTGTGGATACTGCTATGGATACCAATACAGCACAAGCTAAGAGGGAAATGCGGTATACAGTTGAACCTGACCCAATCACCGCTAATCCTGGTGATGACTTTGGATTTAGTGAGACCACATCATTCTTTAGTGATTCTCAAACTTATAGTCCAACACAACAAGCTGACGTATAAAGAAAATGTCTAATTATGAACCTATTGACAATGCACTCAACATTGAGAGTAATATTGAAGTTAGTACTACACCAGAAGGTGGATGTTTAAAGAGACAAGATGCTCTTACAAATGTTACTCATGATGTTGACAAAGATTATGAATATACAAGAAGTAATCTTTATTCATTAATAGAGAAGGGACAAGAGTCTCTTAATGGTATAATGGAACTTGCTGGTGAGAGTGCAAGTCCAAGAGCATATGAAGTTGCTGGACAGATTATTAAGTCAGTTGCTGATACTACTGATAAGTTGATGGAACTTCAAAAGAAAGTTAAAGAAATTGACGAGGATAAAGGAAAACCAACACAAGTTACTAATAACGCAGTATTTGTTGGATCAACTTCCGATTTATCCAAAATGCTTAAGGATGGACTTTTGAACAATGACAAATAATAATACACCTTGGGAAGAAGATAGTATTCAGGTAAATGATGCTGATGGTAATCTGGCATTTGAAGTAATTGATTTGGTCAAACCAGATAAATTAGTTCCTACTTTCGTAAAAGGTGCTGAGTATTCAGATTGGAGGAAAGATTTAGATGTCTGATGAAATTTATCTTGGTAACCCGCTTTTAAAAAAGGCAAATACTTCTCATGAATTTACAGAAGAGCAAGTTATTGAATTTATTAAATGTAAGAAGGATCCAGTATACTTTGCTCATAATTATATAAAGATTGTTTCTTTGGATGAGGGACTAACACAGTTTCATCCTTATGATTTTCAAGAGAAGTTAATTAGAAACTTCCACGAACATAGATTTAATATATGTAAAATGCCTAGACAGACTGGTAAGTCTACTACGTCTGTATCTTATCTTTTACATTATGCTGTATTTAATGATAGTACTAATATTGGTATTCTTGCTAACAAAGCAGCAACTGCTAGAGATTTGTTAAGCAGATTACAGACTGCATATGAGAATTTGCCTAAATGGATGCAGCAGGGTATAATATCCTGGAATAAAGGTAGTTTAGAACTGGAGAATGGATCAAAGATACTGGCTGCTTCTACGTCTGCAAGTGCTGTCCGAGGTATGTCGTTTAACATCCTCTTTCTCGACGAGTTCGCTTTCGTCCCGAATCACATTGCTGAGTCGTTCTTTGCCAGTGTTTATCCTACTATTACTTCTGGTAAATCAACGAAAGTAATAATGGTATCTACCCCTCACGGGATGAATCATTTCTATAGGTATTGGCATGATGCTGAGAAAGGGAAGAATGAATATACACATACAGAAGTACATTGGTCACAGGTTCCTGGTAGGGATGCTGAATGGAAAGCACAAACTATTGCTAACACTTCAGAGCAACAGTTTAAGGTTGAGTTTGAATGTGAGTTCTTAGGTTCGGTTAATACGCTAATCAATCCTGCTAAATTGCGGATTATGGTCTATGACGAACCATTACAGAGGAATGCTGGATTAGATATTTACGAAATTGCTAAAGAAGACCATAATTATATAATTACAGTTGATGTTGCTAGAGGATTGGGTAATGACTATTCTGCTTTTATAGTTTTTGATACTACAGAATTTCCATATAGAGTAGTTGCGAAGTATAGGAATAATGAAATTAAACCTATGTTGTTCCCAAATATTATATTTGATGTTGCAAAAGGATATAATAATGCTTATGTTTTAATAGAAGTAAATGATATAGGAGATCAGGTTGCAAGCATTATGCAATATGACTTGGAATATGAAAATATTCTGATGGCATCGATGAGAGGAAGAAATGGACAGATAGTAGGACAAGGATTTTCTGGTAAGAAAACTCAACTTGGTGTGAGAATGACATCAGCAGTTAAGAAGTTGGGTTGCTCTAACCTTAAGAGTATCATTGAAGATGATAAATTATTGACTACTGACTATGAAATTATTTCAGAATTAACAACATTTGCTCAGAAACATCAATCATTTGAAGCAGAAGAAGGATGTAATGATGATTTAGCAATGTGTCTTGTTATATTTGCCTGGTTGGTTCAGCAAGATTATTTTAAAGAAATGTCAGATAACGACATTAGAAAGAGAATTTATGAGGATCAAAAGAATCAAATTGAGCAGGATATGGCACCATTTGGTTTTATACAAACAGGTTTAGAGACAGAAAGTTTTGTTGATGATAATGGTGATAGATGGCATACTGATGAATACGGAGACCGTTCTTATATGTGGGATTATCGGTAATGGAATTAACCGATAAAAATGTAAATGATACATTAGATGAACTTCGTCCTTACATTGAATCTGATGGAGGATATCTTGAGTTTGTTGCAATAGATTATCTTAAAGATGGTCCTATTGTTATGGTAAGAATGTTAGGTGCTTGTGCTGGATGTGCGATGAGTGCCCAAACTTTAACTATGGGAATTGAAAGAAAGATACAGGAAGTATTTCCAGAGGTAACAGCAGTTGTATCTGTATAATGGACTTTGACGACTTTGATGAGCAGTTAAAGTTAGAGCATTTACTATTATCTGAACGTGCTTGTAGGGTATGTGGTAAAGTAAAGCATTTAATAACTGATTATTATCTAACTAGAAAGAATAGAGGAGAAATACCATCATCATACTCATATGAGTGTAAAGTGTGTACGATACAAAGGATAGTTAAGAATAGAAAAAACAAAGCATTTAGTGATTGGATATACCCAGATTGGTAATGTTCACGCATCATTTCCCCGATGTAAATACCGCTTTGAATAAATATTTCTAGATTAAATCTGAGATTCGGAGAGAAAAAAGATGCCTCTAAATTTAGCATCTCCTGGAATTATCGTAAGAGAGGTTGACTTAACAATTGGTAGAGTTGATCCAGTATCTGGTTCTATTGGTGCGTTAGCAGCTCCTTTTGCGAAGGGTCCAGTCGGTCTTCCTCAATTGATTGAGAGTGAAGACGACCTTTATCAAACGTATGGAAAGCCATATAACACAGATAAGCAGTATGAGAGTTGGATGGTAGCATCTTCCTACTTAGCATACGGTGGTACAATGCAAGTTGTACGAGCAGATGACACAGGACTTAAAAATGCTTCTGATAATGCTACACCAGCATTAAAGATTAAGAGTGACGATCATTATAACCAGTTAGGTTATGACGATAACACTATTTCAAGTACAGTTATTGCAGCACAAAACCCAGGTACTTGGGCAAACGGAATTAGAATAGGAGTTTGTGACGCTAAGGCAGATCAAGAACTTCTTTCAGTTGTTGGTGTTAACACTGTTGGTTATGCTGTAA